GATATCTTAGATAGGAATTGCCAAGAAGCTATCATACATTACACAGACGAGTACCTAGATACTTACCTAAAATTCGCTATATCTTATTTCCAGGAACTCGAGGAGTACGAAAAATGTGCCCACCTTAAAAAAATTCATGATTTAGTTGTGAAGTTTTTAAACTAAGCTTGGAGGTGATTTTCTCATATATTATATTTGAGATACGGGAAAAGGGGAAAAAAGAAGAATAGAGAAATAAGGTTGAAATAAGGGGGATAGGAACCCGGGGATATAAATTATAACATTATGCAACATAGAGAAATTATTACACGTAAATTAGAGATGACCGAAGGAAACATCGCTAAATTAGAATCATTGTTATCCCGAGGAGGAGACATTAATGAATTTAAAGCTATCCTAGGTCAAACTAGAGATATTATCCAAGACGTAAAAGATTATGTTCAACGTGAACCTCGTACACCAAGCGAATTCAACCAATAAAAGTTATATGATTTTAGAAGCTAAAGACATCCAATCAAATTGGGAAATATTTCTTTCTAATATTGATTCCCATATTACTGGGGAACGGAAACAAAGATTACTTAATTTCTATAAAAAATATGAGGATCGTATCATTATGATGCCGGCTGCTCATAAAAAAGAATACCATAATGCATTTCCTGGTGGTTATGTTGAACATGTAAATCGTGTTGTTCGATGTGCCCTTAAACAAATGGATTTGTGGTCGGATGAAGGAGCAGATATATCTACCTTTACTAAAGAAGAACTCGTATTCTCTGCTATTAACCATGACCTGGGTAAAATGGGAGATGAAACCAATGATTCATATATCCCCCAGACTGATAATTGGAGAAAGGAAAAATTAGGAGAAGATTATATGTTTAATACTAAAGTTCCATTTGCTTCTGTTCCTGATCGTAGTCTATATCTACTCCAGGCACATAGTATTCAATATTCATTTAATGAAATGATTGCTATCCAGACTCACGATGGTTTGTATGATGACGCAAATAAAAAATATTTGTTTGCATTTATGCCAGAACAAAAACCTCGTACCTGTTTACCATTCATTCTCCACCAGGCAGATTTAATGGCGGCTCGTATTGAATTTGAGCGTGAATGGTTGCCTAAGTTAAGAGGAGAAAAGGATAGCTTGGATGGGCAGAAAAAGAATTTTACATTGGGTACTAACAATGCAAAACCTGCTACTAAAACAGGAACCAAAACAAAAGCCCTAAATACAATTAAAAGTGAGGGGCTTAAAAATATGTTAGATAATTTATGATAACAGTAACAATTATAACATTATCGGTTTTGGTCGTAGTCTTAGGATATACGACCTTTAACCTTTTACGCAAAAACGAGAGACAAGAAGATATCCTAGCAGGGTATATGACTTATCTCAACAAAATCTCAGATTATATTGAGGTAACAGATAAGCGTTTAAAAGAAATTGATGATAAAGGTTCCTTTAAAAGTGATGATGAAGTAGGTTTTTTCTTCGAACAAATTAAAAACATCCAGTCTGTTCTTAACCAATTCAACGTTAGGAACCTCTAATTAAAACATGGCTAAAAGAAAGAAAAAATCAGGAGTATACTTTACCCAAGATACCGAGGACGCAATTGTATTATATAATAATACTGAGGATCCCGAAATAAGAAGTATCATCTATAGGGATAGAATTCACTATGCTTTCTTTAAACTAACCGAAAATATTATTCATACATTCAAATTTTACTATACAGAAGTAGACGAAATTGAACACCTACAACATGAGGTAATTACATTCCTACTTAGTAAAATTCACTTATTTGATCCTAGTAAAGGAGCTAAAGCGTATTCTTATTTTGGTACTATTGTGAAAAGATATCTAATTGTATCAAATCAAAAGAATTACAAAAAACGAGTAGATAAAGCCCCAGTATCTGTTTTAGAAGAAGATGATAACCATTCATATACTATAGACGATCACGATCCTAAAGATAATTTATCTTTGTTTATAGATGAATATACTGCGTATTGTACTAAACATATATTTGAATTATTCCCTAAAGAACACGATGCTGCTGTGGCCGATGCTATTTTAGAAGTATTTCGTAAAAGAGAACATATTGATGTGTTTAACAAAAAAGCCCTTTACATATATATTCGTGAGCAAGTTGATGTAAAAACACCTAAGATCACTAAAATTGCTAATCAACTTTACGATATATTTAAAGATAATTATATATTTTATCTCGAAAATGGTTATACAGACTTCTAGTTTCAATATTTATAAGAAACTAAAATGTATGTATTATGTCCCAATTAGACAGTATAGTATTTGGTAAGAAAAAATTCTCGGATATCCTCCAAGAAATATACACTAACCAGACTGAAAAGAAAGCGCAAGTTACTGCTCTAATTTCTGAATTAAAACCTTTAATTTCTGATATTGGAGATGCTACATTGGTAGTACCTTTAATTAAAGAATACATGGAAATTGGAGTTAAAAACGATGAGCAGCTAATCAAAATGGCTACTATTATTCAACGTGTTCTTCAAACTGAAACTGCTGATGGTGATTTTTCTATATCCGATGAGGAAAAAGAGCAATTACTTGAGGCAATGAAAGATTTAAACATCGAAAAAGACGATAAATAATGGCTGGATTTTATGTTGAAGGTTTATTGGCTAACACAGCCAATCAGTTAAGTCAAACAATCGACACTGATTTCTTTAACATTGTCCCTGTTAGAGTAAAATATACTTTTTTAAATTTAACCCAACTTAAAGAAGATAATCCGAATTTATTTTCTCAATATGGTGAATATTTTGCTTTAGGTGGTATTCTTTTTGATTCGGTCTCCAATCCATCCCCAGAAGATACAACGGGTAATCCTTTAGAAAATTATGTTTTTGCTAAACCGTTATTCTCTAATATAAAAAATATACCTTTAGTAAATGAAATTACTTATGTAATTAGTTTCCCAACTCCAAGATTACAAAACCCAGATTTTATAGATTTAAATGATACGGGATTCTATTATTTCCCTCCAGTAAATCTATGGAACAGCAATCACCATAATGCTTTACCCGATCCTTTATCTACATCAACCCAAACACCTTCAGAACAAAAAGATTATCAACAAGTTGAAGCTGGTTCTTCTCAAAAAATAACAGATAATACTGAAGATATAAATTTAGGGAATACATTTGAGGAAAAAGCAGATATTAAACCTTTACAACCGTATGAAGGAGATGTTATATTTGACGGAAGATGGGGCCAAAGCCTAAGATTTGGTTCAACAGTACCCAATACAGATAATACATGGTCCGAAATTGGGGATAGTGGAGATCCTATTACTATTTTAAGAAATGGACAAGGTGAACAAACTGGTGAACCTTGGATTCCAATGGTAGAAGATATTAACAATTTAGAGTCTTCTATTTGGTTTACCTCAACACAACAAATTCCTTTAGAAGCTGCTAGTTCAATATATAATTCATATTCTACACAACCTGAGGCCCCTAATCAATACGTTGGATCACAAGTTATATTAAATTCTAGTAGAATTGTAATTAATAGTAGTGAAGACCATATTTTATTAACGTCAAATAAATCGGTTAATTTAAACGCCGTGGAAGGTGTTAATGTTGATGCACCAACCACTACAATACAATCAAACACCGTTTTACTTGGAGGTAAAGAAGCAACCGAACCCGTGTTAAAAGGTGACACTACTATTGATATTTTATCTCAATTAGTAGATGAATTAACCAAACTTACACTTACTCTTCAATCGGTTACACCAACAGGAGGACCGTTAGTTGCTCCTGCCGCTACGCAATTGGTCCCTGTTTTACAAGGTATTAAAACAAGATTAGAAACAACTACTAAATCAACATATAGTAAAACACTATAATGGCAGGAATTGATTTAAATATTATTCAAAATGCTCTACCAGATGATCTAAAATCAAAAGGAGCTCAAAAGTTAGGAGAATTAGTTCTTTCTAAAGGAGTTGCTTTGCAAAGTCAAGTCACCCCAACATTAGAGGATATCAAAAATAATCTAACCAGTGGATGTCCTCCCCAACCAGTATTACTTTCATTTATTGAACGGAGAAATAATATAGTCAATACGTTAAATAATTTAGGAACATTTATTGATAAAATTACTATTGCTCTTACGGGAATTGCTGGTATTGTAAATTTAGTATTAATAGCAAAAGCTACTCTAAGAAATACAAAAACAGGATTGAATATTGCTAAAATAGTTATTAATCAAGCATCTAAATTTATCCCTTCACCTCCTGGAGTACCTGGTTTTATTACTTCTACTATTACAGATTTAAGTAATGCTGAATCTAGTATCAATGATACAGTAGATAAAATAACTTTTGATGATTTAGGAGAATCTAAACTAAAACCTTTACAGGATGGTGTCAATTCTGCTATTGTTTACTTAGCATTAGCATCAGGAATAGTTAAAACTATTGTTACTCTTTTAGAAACTATTGATGGTCCTCTTAAAAAGTGTATGCAAGAAGCCAATATCCAACAAACATTAACTGAGGTATCTTCTGAGATAATAGCGTTAACACAAATTGAATCAACTGCCCAACAAACATTAAATAATACAACATATCAAGGGTTTGTTCTTGAAATTGAAGAAGTAGATTTTAGTCCTACGGTAAAACAAAGAAGAGCAGTAGCCAAAAACTCACAGGGTATAGTAATGGCACAAACTCCTTTATCATTTACTTCAAACCCTCAAACATTAATTAATGAACTTAAACTAATAATTAGCAGAAATAATTTAAAAGCTATTTAATTTTAATATTTATAACGTGATGAAAACTACAGAATTCAAAAAAATAGTAAAAGAAGCTGTAAAAGAAGCTATTCAAGAGGAATTGAAAGATATCCTTTTGGAAGCAGTTCGTTCTCCTAAAACTGTTGTGAACGAATCTGTAAGAGATACTTATGCTCAACCTAACATTTCTAAACCAAAACAATTATCAGCCGAAGAACGCAGAAATATGTTCTCGGGAATGTTAGGAGAAATGCAACAAGGAGGTATGGCAAACACAGCATATGCTGGAACCTTTAATCCTGCTGGAACCTTACCAGGTGGTGATCTACCCTCAGGGCAAGTAGGATTAGACCAGATAATGAACTTAATGAATAAATAATGGCTATTATAGTTAATAACAAATTTCCTATTGATACACAGGCGGCTAAAGCGGTAGGCGTAAACCTTCCTTTTAGTAACCCTCAGGTATTTGTTTCTAACTATTTAACCCGAGATGC